CTTTCTTCGCCTCTTGGGATAGGCGGGGGCTGATCTCCTCCAGTTCCACGCCGAAGCCACGGGCGTAACAGCGAGCGGCTTCAAGACTCATTGGCCGGCGCCCAGTGATGTGCTGGTAGATCATCGCTTGGCCACCTGGCACATCGTAGGCGCGTGCGAACGCCGCGCGGTTCTCCACCGCTTCAAAGCGCTCCTTCAAGCGCTGAGCTTCTTCTTCAAGTGACCAGATATCCATAAAGCAATGCTAGCCATTTGGTTCTATAGCGTGGCTAGCGCAGCTCTGCTTTGCGCTATAGCTATGCTATAGTGTCTGCTATGGACCTGAACCTCTACCTCGACAGCGAAAACAGTCTCTCGGCCGCTGAGCTTGCGCGGCAGATCGACGCTTCGCCCGCATTCATCTACCAGTGGCAACGAAACCTTCGGCCGGTACCGGTCCGGTATTGCGTTGCGATCGAGCGCGCCACCGCTGGCGCCGTCACGCGCAAGGACCTGCGTCCTGACGATTGGCAGATGTACTGGCCTGAGTTGCCCGCTTAGGGCGATGAGGTTCGAAGGGTTCTCCATGGGGAGAACTCTATTTTTTTGCTTGTGGGGCGTCTCTACAAACGCCTCCAAATTTTTGGGAGAGGGGTGGAATGTCCCAAGACGCCTTGTTCTACGAGTCGTTCAATGACGCGCTCGATGCTGTGGTGAAGTCCTGTGGTGGTGCAAAGGTCGTGGCCTCCAAGCTTTGGCCCGAGAAGACACCCGACGCCGCGCACCGCCTGCTGTTGGCCTGTCTGAATGAGGGCCGTGTCGAAAAGCTCTCGCCCGAGCAGACGCTTTTCCTCCTGAAGCTCGGCCGCGACCGCGGCTGCCACGCCGCAATGAACTTCCTCGCCCGCGACTGCGGGTATGCCGATCCCACACCAATCGAACCCGAGGACGAGCGCGCGCGTCTGCAGCGTGAGTTCATCGAGGCGCAGAAGGCGATGCAGGTCCTTGCTGGCCGCATGGAGCAATTCGGGCTGATTCGGGCGGTCGCATGAACGCCCCGGCTAAGAGGGAGCCGGCCCGGGAACACCTGGAAGAGCTGCTGCACCGGATGACAGTGGCCGACACGCGCGACGTGCGCCTGCAACTTTGCGCCGAGGCAAAGCGCGAACTCGACAAGCTTCTCCGCCGCCTGGACGTTCCGGCCGAGCGCGGGTAGGGGAGGCGGCAATGCGTGACTACGGCAAGGTGCCGACCGCGCTCTGGACTGAGCCGAGCTTTCTCGGGCTCAGCGACCAGGGCAAGGTTCTGGCGCTGTATCTCCTCTCAAGTCCTCATACGACGATGATCGGCGCATTCCGCCTGCCCGATGGATACGTCGCAGAGGATCTTCGTTGGTCTCAAGAAACCGTTTCAGAACGGTTCCGGGAACTGTTTGATAAGGGTTTTGCAACCCGTTGCGAAGAGTCGAAATGGGTTGTTGTGCCCAAGTTCTGTCTCTGGAATGAGATCGAAAACCCGAATCAGGCGAAGGCGGGGATCAAGCTGTTCCATCAGGTCCCGGATGGATCCTGGGTGAAGCCAGTATTGGCGCGGGCTTTGCGGGACTTCGCGCCCAAGTTCCCGGCTGAAATTTGGCGTCCTTTTGAAACCGTTGACGAAGGGTTAGTGCAACCGTTTCGAAACCAGGAACAGGAACAGGAACAGGAACAGAAGCAGGAAAAAGAAAGTAACCCTAACGGGTTACTCGTCGACAGCGCCAATGACGCTGACGACCTGATCCTGACGCCGTCGGTGCAATCAAATCGGAACGGTCCGCCTGATTGCCCGCATCAGCAGATCATCGCGCTGTACCACGAAATCCTTCCGACATGCCAAGGCATTCGCGAATGGACTCCTGCACGCGCCCAGCATCTGCGCGCACGCTGGAACGAAGACCCGAAGCGTCAGACGCTCGATTACTGGAAGCGGTTTTTCGAATACGTTGCACAGTCGGATTTCCTGACCGGCAAAGCTGGCGCTGGGCACGGCCGCAGCCAGCCGTTCCGTGCAAGCCTGGATTGGATCGTGAAGTCCGAGAACTTCGCGAAGATCCGTGAAGGCCGCTACCACCACGATCAGGAGGCGGCATGACGGGCGCGGACGATCTGCCGCTGGCACGGCCGCTTTACGCCATTGAGGCGGAGCAGGCGGTGCTGGGCGGCTTGCTGCTCGACAACAACGCCATCGATCGCGTGGGCGGATTGGAGGCGGCGCACATCTACCGCCAGGACCACCGCGACATCTTCCGCGCGATTGTGCGTCTGATCGTCGCCGGCAAGCCTGCCGACGTGGTGACGGTGTTCGAAGCACTGCAGGCGGCTGGTAAGGCTGAAGACATCGGCGGCATGGGCTACCTCAACGGTCTTGCGCAGAACACGCCTAGCGCGGCCAATATCGCGCGCTATGCCGAAATCGTGCGTGACAGGGCTCTCTTGCGCGAGACCCTGGCCGCCGCGCGCAAAGTGCAGGAGCTGGTGGAGACGCCGAGCGCGATGAAGGGCGCCGAGATCCTGGACCGCGCGCAGACGATGCTGGCCGGTTTGGCGCAGATCGGCGTGCGCCGTGAACCGAAGATGCTCCGCGACCTGCTCACATCGTTCGTTGAGGACGTCGACCAGCGCGCGGCCGGCAACGTCGAATCGGCAATTCCCACTGGCCTGGTCTCTCTCGACAAGGCGCTCAATGGCGGCTTGCGTCGCGGGAACCTCGTCATCGTTGCCGGGCGCCCCTCCATGGGGAAGACGGCGCTCACGACGGATCTGGGCCTCAACATCGCCACCGACTACGGCGTGCTGCTGTTGTCGATGGAAATGTCCGATCAGGAGATCGTCGCACGTGCGCTGGCCAGCCGCGGCGGCATCCCTCTGGCGAAGCTGTTGGGCCGCATCAATCATGCGGACGACCAGGCTTGGATCAGCCTGACTGCGGGCATCGAGCGCATCGATCAGCTCAACTTTGCAGTGGACGACTCGCCGGCACTCACGTTGCTCGATGTCCGGATGAAGGCCAAGGGGCACCAGCGCAAGCATGGTCTTGACCTCCTGATCGTCGACTACCTCGGCCTGATGACCGGCGGCGAGGAAAAGATGCGCACCCAGCAGATTGGCGCCTACTCGCGCGGTCTGAAGGCGCTCGCGAAAGAACTGAACGTGCCAGTCGTGGCCCTCGCGCAGCTCAGCCGAAAGAACGAAGACCGCCCGGACAAGAAGCCGATCCTCTCCGACCTTCGCGACTCGGGCGACATCGAGCAGGACGCCGATGTCGTGATGTTCGTGCACCGGCCGGAGATGTATGAGCCGAACAACCCGGACCTGAAGGGCTACGCCGAGGTGCTGATCCGCAAGCAGCGCAACGGAGCGCTCGGCGATGTGCCCCTGCACTACAAGGGCGCGCTCACCAAGTTCGAAGAGTGGACCGGCCCGCTGCCGGTCATCGGTACCGGCTCGCCGGTGCGCAAACGCGGCATCGCCGCAGACCTGTGAGAGAGACCATGTTGATCTACGAAGAGCACGCCCAAGTCACTGAAGCGCAATGGAATTGCCTCGCAGCAACGGGTACGGACGGCGTTGCACTGGCGGCCGCCGATGGTGCTGCCAATGACCCGGTGCCGGCGGAGGGCGTTTGCAATCTGAACATCCTGGCCATCGATATCGGCACGACTACCGGCTGGGCGCTGGGCCTGCGCGATGGCGCGCTGCACAGCGGCAGCCAGTCGTTCGCCCCCAAACGATTTGAAGGGCCGGGCCAGCGCTGGCTGAAGTTCAACGCATGGTTGGGCGAGCGCGCGCGGCAGGCCGGTGACATCCACGCCATCTACTACGAGCTGGTGCTGCGGCACACCGCAGTGCAGGCCGCCCACGTCTACGGCGGTTTCGAAGCGCACCTGCAGGCGTGGGCCGACCGCAACCGGATCCGGCTGGTGGGTGTGCCGGTGCGGGTGATCAAGAAATCCGCGACAGGGACGGGCAACGCTGACAAGACGGCCATGGTGCAGGCGATGGCCTCGCGCGGCTACCGCGTTGTCGATGACAACCATGCCGATGCGCTGGCGTTGCTTGAGTACGCGCGCAAGCAAGAAGCGGCCTGAGTTCGGAGGCAATCATGAGATGTGTCAACTGCGGCGGCTCGGATCACCGATCGTCACATTGCCCCTGGAATGCGGGTGTCCGCCTCGCAGGGAGGTCCGACTGATGGCCGGGAACAAGAAGCCGCGCAAGGCCTACCGCCCGACATGGAACGGCGGCGGCATCAAGCTGCGCACAGAGCCCTGGAAGGTGGAGGCGGTATTCCGGCCGCTCGTCAACATCCTGGATGCGCTGGACCGCGACGGCACGGTGACGTGCACGGTTGCCGGCGTGCCCATCTTCCAGGACACGAACGATGGGTGCTGGTACGAGATGGCGCCGGCCATTGAGGGCGTCATCGCCGCCTACGAAATCCACGGGAAGCGCCAGCACCGCCCTATGCCGCTCGGGCCGCTGCAGCTGCTGTGCCGGAAGCTGGCGTACAGCATGCCGATCGAGCAGAACGATGTGGTCGCCGCGCGTGCCGCGCTGCTGGTGCTGCGCGCCGAAACCAACGAGATGACCGCTGCGTATGCCGCCGACC